TTAAGCATATTTCTCAACTGCTGCATATACCCGTCATTTTCTGTACGATAGTTATTCAAAACATAGAGGGCCAAACTGTCTCCAAGGGTCTCTTGAGAACGTTTATCCCACTTCCTAATTTCTATGATTATATCATCCTTATACTCTTCAGGGATATTCTGAAGGAACCCTCTTACCCCCTCCCAATACTTCTCAAATTCTTTAGGATCACGAGTGATGGTGGTCATCAATCTATCATGGATTTCCTTAGACTTCTCTTTGATATACTTCTCTCGTTTACCCTTAACCTTCATCATATCCCAAACAGTGCTTTCATAATTGGTAGGTACACCAAAGAGCCTACCAATAATCTCACCAGTGGTTTGTACATGACCAAGTTTCTGTCCAGTTTTTGTTAACTGATCTGCAACAAGCGCCTTATCAATGTCATTCATTGTACCGGCAAAGGTGAGAACTTTCCAAGCCATAGCTTGATAGTTGGGATCATCTCCTCGAATAGTTGGGATATTGTACATATCATACAACGTATTGGCAGTTTGAAAAATACTAGCAGTGGCATTCATAAATGGGAACTTAGGAGCTTTCTCCATATCACCCATAGCCATATCTACCAAACCATCTGCAACATCCCACAAATATACACTCTCTGGCACGGTAGAGGTACTCTTGCCCCAGAAACTATCTGTCTTAGCTCCAGTAAGGAAAGAAAGAGCTTCATTCATAACATAGTCAGATGCACCTCTTGCGTACTTATTCAAGTTCTCATCAGTTTCCTCTGGCATATACTCTTGCATGATCTTATACATTGCAGCACCACCAGGGACTCCCCACTTGCCATACCAGAAGAGTCTAGCAGCCAAAAGCTTACCTCTCATAGCAGGAGTAAGATCGGGACTACTGAGCATTTGCATGAAACTCTTATGAGGGATGGCAATAAACTGTGCCATCATAGAGAGCATACCTTCCTGCATAGGCATCATACCTGCTCTGGTAGATGCACCATGTCCCATTCTCCAAGTAAGTTGTCCAATTTCTGCAACGTGCTCTGGGATATTCCAGTTCTTACCAGGATTCTCTGCCATCCATTTATGACGAGAGAAAAGCCAGAGAATCACTTGGTTCATCAGTTCAGAAGCATCATAACCTATACTTCTTTGTACCCGAGAGGGGAACATTACAGTCTTCTTAGCTGTCTGAGCAATCTTGGTTGGCACACTCTGCACCAACTCTTCTGTAGCATCCTTCCACCAACCATGCACCATCTGGTTAGTATCTACAGCTTGCATAATGCCAGTTTTCTCTAAAGCAGAAACAATCTCATCATACTCTTTTACACCTCTTCTACCTAGAGCATCTACACCGCCCTTTATAGGCTTAAGTGTATGCCCCTTTGAAACTATACCTGCCCAAATAGGGCCTACTTCATTCAAAGCAGATTTAAGGAAAGTAGGACTAATGCTAGAAAGCTCTAGCAACTGTTGAGGTTGTACCACCCACATTCTCATAGGTCTCATAAAGAGCCAAAGGTGACTACCAAGGGACTTGACCCACTTAACCGGGAGCATTCCTTTCTCACCAACTTCTCGCATACGCGGAGCAAGTTTAGCAAGGAAACTATTTTCTAAAGCGTCTGCAACAGCACCTAAAGCACCCTTCCAAACCACGTCAGATCGCAGGCTACTAAACTGTTGCATCTCAAGTTGTTTATACACTTGCTGGGCAGAACGGAACCTAGCTTCCTCTTCTTTTGTCATTCTTCCTTTAAGTCTACCAGGAGAGATGTCAGTAATTTGGTCAGGAAACTTCCCACCAGTGAACTCTCCATAATCCTTTACAAACTGCTTCCTAGCATGCTCCATGTAGCTACCAAAAGCCTCTAAGCGAGAAAGAGACATAATAGCTTTAGTTTGGGAAACAAGAACATCCTCTACTTCAGTCTCTCTATTTAGACCAGGAAGCTTCCCACCCCTCTTCTGATGTTCAGCAAAATACTGTTCATACACTTTACTATCGAAAATAATCTTATCCTCGATATCTTTTCTCTCATCACGGTATTCGTAGCTGTGTTGCGGATTGTCTTGTCTCTCCCTATCTCTAAGAGTTTCAGCTTCCTTCCTAGTCTTTGCCATAGCAACAGCTTGACGATAATTCGGAAGCTCTGCTTCTGTAATTTTGTTTCCATCTACTCTCAGATTCTTAGGTTGTTTCTCAACAACAAACCACTCTTTGTATCTTCTAGTGATGTATCCAGGAATTTTATTCAAACTACCAGGATGTACAGGGCCAAGCTGATTACTACCTACTCTAGCATAATTGTAAAGATCATCCCCAATCTTCACTGCATCGTGTAGTTTAACAACAGGAATAGTAGGATCGTGATCTACTACACTTCTAGTTGAAAAATCCCAGACCTTCTTAATAGGAGTGTCTGTAGGAATAGTTCTTGTAGCAAAACCAAGTCTCTCTCCAGTAGGAGAATAGAGAGTTTCATATCCATCTTTTTCTAGGGTATATCTGAACTTTCTATCAGACATATTGTAAAGATAATCTTCAATACGTCTATAGCCGAGATATGAAGCATACAGGTTTTGAGAATCTTTAGTAGAAAGCTCAGGATGTTTTGCTCTTACGTCAGAAAGCCTCCAAACACTACCAGTAGACTCTCCTTCACGAAGAAGAGAGTTTAGTTGTACTTTATGGGGAGTCTTCAACACTAGGTCTCTCTGAGCCTCTAGGAATACCTGTTCCACTCTAGCTTGTTTCCAAGCAGATTGTGCTCCGATAGAAGGAATCCAAGTCTTCATTCTCATAAAAGAAGGCCAAATCCAACTACCTACATCAGAGCCAGCTAAACGAGAAACATCCATCCCCCAAATATCTGTCTTAAGGGCATTTTCCCCAAAGACAAGATGTTCCAAAGGTTCATAAGGACGCTTGAATTCCCATTGAATGAAATACTGTCCATTCCTCTCAACAATATTAAAAGTGCCTTGCTCTGGTAATTTAGATGTATTAGCCTTGAGTTGCTCCAAAGCATACTCAGCAGCCATTTGAGTATCATAACCGTACTGGCTATTCCTACCAAAAAGAGCTTTACCTCTGAGGTAGCTAGAAGCTTCTGTCCATTCAAAATCCAAAATAGACTGAGAAGTGAGGAGTTTAGGACCAGTAGTTTCGGTCATCACTGCAATGTAAGCAGCTTTATCTTCAGCAATCTTACTTACAGGATAGATGTTAGGATCAATTCTAGTTTCTTCATACAGACCAGATAGTCTTCTATCTGTTGCTACAATAGCATCTACCAAATCTGGCCTATCTGCCAAATCATCTGCAAGCTTAGTGAGCGTCCAATCTGCTACTAAGTTTTCCCTCGTAGTACCTAGTGCTCTAGCAAGTTCTCCTGTAGTATCTACAATTGCAGCTGTTCCTAAACTCTCAGCATTTGCTTTATTAGCTTGAGCAGTAGTTGCAGCAGGGCTATCCGGAGGAATGTTTTTCTTTTTCAAAAGAGCCTTGCCACCCTTGTAGGCACCATAGTAACCTACCATACTAGATGCCGTATAGGCAGCCGTAGCGGCTCCAGGAGAGCCTGTAAAGTCCAAGACCTTATCTCCTAGCCACTTAAAAGGAATATCAATAAATTCCATAACTTCTTGGAACTTCTGCATCACTTTCTGGCTACCAGCATCATCGGGCATATAGCCCCATTCCTGTACAGCTTTCAATATTTCAGCAGCTTTAGCTGGGTCTTTTTCCTTCGCCAAGCCATAAATAGCTGCCCAACCAGCAGGAATAGATAGGGCAATTTGACTAGCAATAGCACCAGTGCCTTTCAGTACAGAAGAGAAATCTACATCGGCCTCTTTAATAAGTCTCGCTGCTTCGGCTTCTTGTTTAATTCTATCTTCCAACAAGATATTATCAGCAACTTTATCCTGCATACTCCTATCTAGCGAAGTCTTAGCAGTATCCATAGAAGCTTGTTGAATAAGGTATTTCTTCCTCAGACTATCCGAGATGAAGTCTCCAGCCAAGTAACTATTGATCGTAGCTCTTTTCTCATAATCCGGTACAGTTGGATCAATCATCATACTAGTGATGACAGCTTTTGCTGTATTATTCTGATCTTCCTGCCACTTCTGTTTAGCCAGAGTTAGGAGAGAAGATTCTCCAGTACGAGCTATTTCCTCTTGAGCATTCTTCCAATCCTTAACGGGATCATACCCTTCTGTTGCTACTGCATAAAATACATCATTAGAAGAAACTTTAGGTTTCTCCTGAGTAATAGGAATCTCATGGATATCCATCCCAACTTCATCTTCTACCGGAATAGGTGGCAGTTGAGGAACTACTTGTTCCATGATTTGTCCTCAATAGGGGCACCAGGGTACTGTGGGATACCTCCTGAGTTAAATACTTTCTTCCAAGCATCCTCTCCACCCATCATGCCACCAACCTTTCCTAGCATTTGGAAACCAGCTCCCATAGTACCAGCATCAAGAGCTGCTTGATTGGCATCACTAGCTTTCTTCCCGAGGTGCTGCATTGTATTCATGTAAGAGAGATTACTACCTAGTTGACTAGAGGTAGAAGAAACTGCTCCAGCTACACTAGCTCCAGCAGAACCCATTCCGCTATTACCAGCAGTTGCTAGAATCTCAGAACGCCTAATACGAGCTTCTCTGGCAGCTTGGATACGTTGTTTAGCATCGGCAGCAGCAGCAGCTCGTTCTTGGGCTTCTTGAGACTTCTTCTGTTGTTTAGCAGCTTCTCGTTGAGAGACATAACTCCCAACCATTCCAACTCCAGAGAGCACCAAACCTACGGTTACTGGATCACCCATAATTAAACTCCATTACTTTACGCTGTCCAATTCTAATACCACTATCTACAAATCCAAATAGCTCTTCCCATTTTTCATCTTTTCCTGTTACAGGAGTAGCTTTTAGGTTGGTAATACCTTGTTTTTTCAAATCTGCTAGAATACCACCAAAGATTTTAATATACTTCTTATATTTAGACAAAGACCAAGAGTATACATGAGTATGTATAAAATACTCATCTACAGCTCCTACATACTGGAGTAATACAGTAACATCTTCGTCTTGGTAAAGGATTTTCATACAACTCCAGTGGAGGTCATAGGAATAGCCCAACCATAAATCTTCATATCTTTTCCTGTTTCACTTTGGAAGTAAAGACTAAGTGCTCTTCCACTACCCCTAAGCTTGTTCTTTGTTACAATTACTTTATCTCCAGTGTCATAGTCATCTGCTACGCTGGAAGGAATATAGTTTCTATTGTAGCGATAGGCTTGGAATTGGGTGCCCCATTTATTACTAGCAGAGGTATTCGTCCAATTCCATTGAGACTGAATAAGGCAAGAAGAAGGATGGGTAGCTACAATACTATTTCCATCGTTAATGAAACCATCCTCTGTTCTTTCAAAGAAGCAAATAAGATAGGTAGCTTGTTTCTTCCGAACACTGTCTCCAAACAACTCATAACCTGTTACAAAGTAGCTAGAGAAATCAATACCATTAACAGTAGATGTTTTCCAATCATAGAAAGTATCATCTGTGTATCTCGCTACAGTAAATTGTCCAGGAGCAAGATACACTAAGAAGGAGAACTCACTATCTCTAGTAGACACAACGACTGCATTAATCTGTACAATATCTGTACCAACTTTAACTATATCTCCACCAACATAAACATCATCTACTTCTATTGCAGTGGTGTAGTTGGGGAGTTCAACATAATCCTTCACACCAATACTAATATCCTCTACACTAGATGTATAGAAAGCTTGGAGAGGGAGGTCGAGGATTAGTTCTTTGAAAGCCATTAGCCTACCTTAAAAGGTTCTGTTGGAACATCTATAGTCGCCCCAGAATATCTAGCCCGCTTTGTTCCTCGGTGCTCTGCGATTCGGATGTAGTTACCAGCGCCAGTATATCCGCATCTTCCAGCCGAGAAATTCACAATGTCTGTAGAATCTGCAATCGTTTCGCCTTGAAGAACACCGCCAACATACACGCTAGTAGTTCCGGACTCACGCTGAAACACTATCCAATACCATGTTTCCTGTGATAAAGATAAAGATGTAAGGATTCGTGTGGTTCCTACTAGCAATCCTTGATCACCCCCCGTAAACGTATAGCTAAATGCGCCACTGGCAGGCGCACCGGGGGCGTTTTCCCACAGCCAATGATTAACAGATGGGATTACAGAATCTATTTTAAACCAGCACTCTATTGTGTAATCACCAGTCCCAATATCTACCGTTCCAGTATCTTTGGAGACGTAAGAACTTATCCCAGCAGCGTAGTTAGTCTCCAAGCATTTTTCACCTAGTCCGAACGGGCCATCATCAGCGAATCTTGTACTGTTGTATGTAACAGCTGTAAGATTACCTGTTTGATCTACGAGATTATCATCAAACCGGAAATACCAAACCACGTCCTCCCAAAAGGGATCACCATTTCCACCATTAAAAAGAAACGCACTACCCGGCACGATAATCATTTGATATCATTCAACATGGAACAAGTAGCAAAAGTACCAGTGCTATCTACCACATAGCTCATAACATCTACTGCACTATTGGCAGCAGTTAGTATACCATCAATACCACCTGGCCACTTCCAGAAGGCATTAAACGCCATAGTTTTAGGAGAGGCAGCATGTTGGTTAAACTGGATAATACCAGCTTGTCCTGCGGTAACATTAGTAGGAGCAGCTAGGGTTGTATCCTCAGTTAGCGTATGATTAAAGTTGTTACTCAAATCCAAGTCAATAGCCACAGAACCACTAGAGCTAACAAGGGCTACATAAGCTCCTCTCTGTCCCGCTGTAAAGGTTTGAGCAACATCCTTACGAGCACCATAATCGTACACATGGTCATTGACATCCTGTGCCCAAGTGGAAGTAATTCTTGTTACATAGGGGGTAAAGGTTGTATCAGCCATATTAGTTATCCACAATAGCACAGTCAATAATTGCAATCTCTACAACAGAAGTAGTATTGCACTCGGTAGAATCTTCATTCTTAGTATCATACAACCACCTTACTTTATTCTCTTTCTGGTCGTAGAAACCTTTAGCATTCTCTCTAGATACAGCAGGAAGAGTATCATAGAAAGTTTGAATAGTGGCAAGAGAAATATTCTGAGCTTGTAGTCTTCCACTTACTTGTTCCGTGGAAAGCATAAAAATTCCACTCTTAGCCCAATAGAAGATGGAATCTCCAGCAACTACTACAGAGTCAGGATTTCTTACACCAATATTAGTAATTTTTCTCAGAGAGTACTCTGTAGCTTTAAAACCACTATCAGAAGTACCATATACCTCCCATACACCATTCTCAGAGAAGATGATGAGGGAGTTACCTACAGCAGCTAGTCTTACAATTCTATTAGCTTCTGGAATAGCTAGAGTACCACCATCGGTAGCAATGATATCACTAATGTCAGCAGAAGTAGGATCAGCTTCTTGATAGCAGATAGAGAGGTCTTCCTTAGTTCCTACTGTCTTGGTGAAGAATACATAACCAGAATAGTTGGGGCTATATTTGTCTCCACCAACTACCTCCGAAGCAACCCCAGCATAAAACACCCTACCGCTATAAGTAGTGGCAGTGGAGATTCTTCCGAGTTCCCCATCATTATCTAGGGTTAGGCCAGTTTCAGTAGTACGACTAGTACCTCTGTTGTAAATGTCAAGAATGAAATGACCCTTGGGAGCTTGGGCTAGGGCTTCTCTATTATTAGAAAAGTAGGGATAGCTCCAGCTACCTTCAAACTTCCCATAATGGTGCATATCACTATTACTTGGGTACTTCCCTGACCGCAACTTTACAAAAGCTATTTGAGCAATCCACCCTTGATTCTGCAAGTTGTAGTTATGCTCATCAGAAAGGGTAGGAGGAGTTTCTTTGAGGGTCAAACCATCATCTACACCCCAAAAGTCTCTAACTTTAATACTAATGGCAGATTGACTTACAACATCTGTAGTGGGGTTATACTCTAAGTAGATGGGGTAATTCAACTCACTACCAACAACAACAAGGTTGTTATTGATAACGGTGGTCTCGATACGAGCATTGCTCAGGCCAGCAAGGGTAATGTAGTTGCCACCATTCTTGAGATTACTAGAGGGAGCCGCAGAGGTCATATCCATAAAATACAACCTATCCCTTACTCTCACAACTCCCAGGGATACCTCACTACTACCACCAGCAAACTCCCAAGAATGGAAGCTTACAGTAGCTCCGGTAAGGGTAGTAGCTACTAGGGAGTAGCCATCCTCATAGTCAATACCAAGCCTACGAACGATACTACCATCTCTATTGAGAACAATATTATCTCCATTCAGAAAGCTATTCTCTGGATAGGTTAGGGGGTTGGCTTCAGTAATAAGACCTTTTGTAAAGGTATTATACTGCTTTTCTCCACTAGCTCGTGGCATACTCTCTAGGCTTCTTAGTAATACGTTCCAAGTACATTTCTACAGCTTGTGCAGCAATACCTTCAGAAGTAAAGAGTCCAGAGAGGTCATTAGGAAGTTCACCACCTTGGTCAAACTGTACTTTCCAGGCATTGCCAATAGGAAATACAGTGATGTCTTTACCTCGGGGAGTTTCATAGTGTTTCATTTTTTAGTAGCTCTTCCGTAGTTGGGATAAGTAATACCATTAGATACTTTCCAAGCTTCCTGAGACATCCTCCGCCTACCAGTGATGGAGTGTTGTTCAGCTTTCTGGTCAGGCATTTGTCTCAGTTTGTTACTAGCAACACTCTTCACTTCATTAAGATAATACGCAAAAGCTTGCGTAGGTAGATCAGGAATGAAGCTGTCTTCCAGAGTGAACGAAGGTAGTCTTTTACCATAACATTGTACCTTACTACTTTGAAGAGTATTCTCTAACGCACTATCATAGGCATCCATAATGATTGTGTCGTTATCAAAAGATGTGTAGTACATAGGAGCATTGTCACTAAGCACATAGATAGTCACTCCAGAAGGATCAGCAATAGCCTGCACATTGCTGTTAGTGCTTACACGAGTATTGCAATGCTCAATAAACTCTTTAGGAGTCTTATACTTCACTTCTTGATACTTACTACTATCCGTAATGAGCTTCTTCTTATCATACTTAATCCACTCTACCTCATTAATATCAGTAGGAATGGTAAAGTAGGTAGGAAAATCAATATCTGTAGAAGCATCTAGTTGGAAGAGTTGGTAAAGGTGAGGCCAGTCTCTCCCACTAATGATGCTCTCGTAAATACTTCTTGCAATGTATGCAACTTGCATAGACTCAATAGTATCATCAATGGAGTTTACTTCATCTCCATCCATATCGTTCAGCACTTCCTGAACTACTTCAAGGAGAGTTAGGCGTCTCATTGTTGTCTGATAACCAGGGTAAGTCTGGCACTCACTGTACCAGTAGATGCTCCAGCAGCAGCAATCTTAATCGCTTCTCCAGCGGAGGCCGTATTATTCGCAGAAGGTGTACAACTATCTACATCTCCAGCAGCACTTCCACTATAAGCTACAGTGATTGCTCCAGAGGTTACAGGGGTTCCATCGATAGATAGGGTAAATGTCTTATCTGCACCACCAATAGCGCCACTAATGACACTGTACATTTTTTCAATTGCACAGGCAAATGGGGCAACTACATAAAAATCCGCTACATCTGTAATGTCCATTTCAACTACTAGGGCAGTGAGGGGATAATTCATATCCCAAGTACCACTACCAGCACCATCAGATACATATACCTGTCCTACAGATGCAGTGGAAGCACCCTTTGGTTCATGTACATCAGGATCGGTGATTACACTATGTTGTACCGTCATCGTCTATCCTAGAAAAAAGGGGAGAAGGATTGCTCCAACTCCCCTGTACAGCTAGTTACTGATTAGGGGGCCGGGGGCAGATAACTCACAATGATCCGAGCCGCACCAGCAGTAAAGGTGCCAGTAGCCACAACAGAAAGTTGACCCGCAGATGCCAGTTTCGCTTCCGCACCAGCAGCAAAGCCAGCAAGGACATTGCCAGAGTTGGTGCCAGTATGAGTAGACGACAGAATGGAAGTGCCCACGTGCGAAGAGTCAATTTCCGTCAAGAGCAGAGCATCCCACAGCTTGTCACTACCAGTGCCAATAGCAGCACCAGCAGAATCCAGGAAGTCAATATCGTAGCTAGTGCCGCCAGCGAAGGCAGTAATAACTTGGAAGTAGGCTTCCAGAATCAAACTACCAGCGGGGATAAACTTAGCCAAACCATCATAACCATCTGTAGGAAGGTTATCGTAGGTAAAGGTCCAAGCCGCTTGCTTAATCACATCATCGGGAACCTCGCCACCGAACTTCTGTTCGGTCTTGCGAGGGCCATAGCTGGTCGCAACAGAACCAGCAGTACCGCCATTAGCGGGCCAAGTACGAGTAGAGAAAGTCATATAAATCTCCTAATTAGTAAGCGGTAGAGGTGGTGATGATAGCGCCAAGGGTATCAACACGTTGGGCACCGAAACCAAAGCGAGAGGTTACTTGGAACTTATTCGCTCTTACTTCGCTATCACGCCAACCCTCAGTCTTCGGCTGTCTCCGCCAAGCATGCATCACAGGCTTAGACTGGTCATCTGCCACCGACATGAACAGGTTCACAACGTCACCGATTTGAGCAGTTTCAGAAGTCAGACCATAGCTGGAGGCATTCAGAGCTTCAGTCGCAGTTTTCAGCGGCAGGAAGTTGCTGGTATAAACATCGAAGCCCATGATGTTACGAACGAAACGGTGACTAGAAGCAAAACCAGAGGTCATCAGACCCTCAAACTGAGGATTGTAAGACACAGAGGTAGTGTTCAAAATCAGACCATTAATCGTAGCTTCCACGATGGGGTCAACAATGGCGATACGGCCAGCTTGGGGCACGTTAGCTTTATCGAAAGACAGTTTCATGGCAATGAAGTCAGCCAGAGTAATCTTCCGGACGTTACCAGCGGTAGAGCCAACCCAACGGTGAGGCCGACCATTAACGAGGTTAATGTTGGCATTCGTTTGAGCAGCATTACCAGCAGAGAGGAACTTGGTTTCAAAATACTCACCAAGCGCACGGGTAGATTCCTGAGCCCGCATAGCCATCAGCGTATCAACCTGGTCACCATCCTCATACAAATCGTCAGAGACTTTCCAAGCATCACCAACATAATCGGTAATGGTGAGGTTGACAACGCCAGTGTCAATCGGATTGTAAATCAGAGGCACATCCTCATCTGCATCTTGCAGGGTGACAGTACCCACAGTCTTGATGTTCAGGGTGGTGCCAGAACCGAAGTCACTTACGTCCCGATAGAAACTCTCAGGCAGAAGGACATCATCCATATTCTCCAAGATAAACTTGGAGTACTTTTGCGCCTCAATAAAGGCACCAGTGTTAGTAGTCAGTTGAGACATTTATTACTCCTTAATTCCCAATTCTTGTTTAACCAATTCGCCAGCATTTCTCCAAGCACTTACAAGTTCCTTGGTAGAAGCACCAACGGGCTTTACTTTCACACTGAGAGCTTGTCCCTGGTTCTGCATAGTCGTAGTATTAACGCTACTGGAAGTCTTGCCAGGAGTGAAGCTTTTAGCTTCCAGTCCTGCCAACCTGAATACAGCTTGGGGGCTTGTCGCAGCCAGCTTATTCAAAGCTTCCAGAGGAACACCCGTCTCTTGTGCAAGCAGTTTATACTGCTCTGGGCCTTTCTCTCCAAACTTACTATTGAAAGCATTCACTACAGTATTGATGTTGTTCTGAGCTGCTTTCTGGGCTTCCTTGGCCGACAGGGCATTCTCGACAACTTTAGTGAGGGCTTCCATATCCAGGGGAACAGCTTTATTCTCTGGCATCCCTTGGGTCTTAAATTCTTCCAGAAGTTCTTCGGCAGCTTTACGCTTTGCCAGCTCTTCCCTTGCTTGCTTCATCTCTTCCTCAAGTTTCTGAATGTGAGATTGAGCATGGGGAATACTCTTCAATGCATCCTCTACCGTTTGATACTTCTTTCCTTCTCCCACAAATTCTGCAAGTTCGGTCGGAATTGCATTTTGCTGGGTTTCTACTACATCAGGGGTCGCCTGATCAAAAATCGTTTCACTCAATTACTTCTCCTTGGTCAGGAAGAAAATCAACTACTTTAGAAAAAGCTTTCAACATACCAAGCTTGAAAGCCAGAAACTCTGCCCAGGATTTTGTAAAATTCTCCTGGTTGTACATTTCTCTAATTATTAGATTCTCTTGCTCTTTCAAATATTCTACAAGGATAAGGACAACTTCTTCCTTTTTCAATTCCTTGTAGATGTTACTCTTTAATGTTTTAATCATAACTTCTATATTACACTATATGAGGCTTGACTTGCAAGTTTCGATAGGTTATAATATCTGTATTATGTCTAGTGAGGAGTTTTTCCATGTTTGTCCCCAGTATTGATTGGAAAGAAGAAATCTCTAATATTCTTTCTCTTGGTTCGCAAGATAAGACACTAAGAGAAATTGGTGAGTACTATGGCGTATCAAGACAAAGGATTAAACAGATTTGTCAAAGGTATGGTATTCTTCCTACGGCTATCGGTAAAGGTGCAAAAAGGGCAAAAAGAGAAGCAGCTTTTAAGCAGAAGTGGGGAGATAAGAATGATTCTTCTCTTTACGGTATTCAAAGGTCAAAATATAGAACAAAGAAAGCTAATGCCAAACGTCTGGGTATTCCCTTTACAGTTGCTTTTGGTGACCTTTCCTGGCCGGTCTATTGCCCTATTCTAGGACTAGAGATAGACTATTTTGCAGAGAATAGGTCAGAAAATAGCTGCACCTTCGATAGAAAAAATCCAAAAGAAGGTTACACGCCAGAAAATACTTTTATCATCTCCTGGCGAGCCAACCGTATTAAAAATGATGGAACTGCTAGAGAGCATCAACTCATTATGGAGTGGATGTCAACCCCCTAGCATAGTTTCCTCAACAGGAGTGGCTGCTTCCACATCCAAGTTCTGTTGACTTTGCTGTGCAAGTCGTTGAGTCTCAGCTTGTTCAAACACTGCAATGTTGTCAGCAATGAAGTCAAACTGTTCAAAGCCCATAACATCCTCGACCATTTGAGCTAGTTTCTTACTACTAATGTGAGGAGCAATAAGCTGTCCAACAGGGCTATTAAAGATGCCAGTGAGGTTCTGTACCAATTGGGCTCTCGTTGCATAGTGTCTAGCCCCAACAGGACGAAGCTTACCAGTAGCCGTAATATCTTCTTTCGTAATAGTAAGGAAATCTGCTACACCCAAGTCATCATCCATAACTCGAATGACATCATTCCCATCCATATTACGCCTAGCCAGTTCTAGCATGTTATTCAGAAGAGGCTCTAGGAATTCAATCTCAAACTTATTCACCTTATGCTGGAAAATTCTACCAGCAGCATTCTGAAGTTGTTGTACTTCAAAGGCAGTCTTCTCCCCTGGCCCCCTAATACCCATAGCTTCTTTAGGAGCACCTGCCATTTCTTCCATAAGCATTAGCAGGTATTGAAGCTCATTATTAACTTGGAAAGCTGCACTATTAGGAGCAAGAGGACGTACATCTCCATCTTCCGGAACATGAATATCTGCCCCCGGAGCCCAGGTAAAGGGATCAACATCTCCTACAATAACTTTAGGAGGATGAATGGTAAGATCAAGAGCATCTGCTTTCAGATTCTCAAGGTGGTCGACCCTATATTGCAAACCCACGAGATTATCCAGAGGCCCCATACCATAGAGGTTATCTGACCTATCTCTCCAACCTACATGCTCTTTAGTATCCTTACCCAGCCAAGAGGGGTTCTGTACGTTACGGAGGATATAGCTGCGATCAATAATAGTGATGATACGATTCTCAAGAAGCTCATCTTTATCTTTGTCGTAAATGTCTCCTTCAAACTCAATGATCTCTACATAGTCGGATTGATAGTATTCAAAGAGAGTACCAAAACCATCAACAATGTAGCCCTCGCTCTTGTTAACATCTTCCATTTTGAAGCCAGCAAGAATACTTCTAGCCTTTACAGCTTTCTTAAACACTTCATCACTAAACATCAAGTCAGGACGAGTGTTAATTTCCTTCTTCAGCTCACCCAAGGACTTGATATAGCGAGTGAACTTAGGTGCATCTTTATAGTTAGCAGCCGTAGGATTAAATACGTGGTCATAGGGACTAATGCGTTGTACAGCGGGGCCAATATATCTCACTACTTCTTCTTGAGTAATGGGGTCTGCATACCGTTCATTCTTCCAAATAGCTTCCCCAAAGACATTGCCATAGTCAATATAGTCATACACACATTTACTAATCTCTTCCCTAAAACCCCCTTGACGGCACTTATTCTTCATGTAGGCTTCAATAGCCCTACGCTTCTTAGCCGTCACATCGTCTTTAGAATATCCCTCCCAACGAAGCCAATTATCATTAGGGAAGAGTGCATCCATATAGTTGGCATGGAGGTTATCTCTAATTTGAGTAAGCTTAGGAATAGTAGTTTTATTCTTCCACGGCAGAGAACTGTTACTCGTAGTAGAGGTGTCTGTAGCAAACAAATAATTACGCAACTCTCTCCACTCAGCTTCCTTACTTTGTCTCTGAACATACCATTGGTTATACAACTGCGAGAGTTGTCTAGCCAAATTATCAGGATTGATAATTTCTCTTACCTGTGCAATGCGTCCTGCCATATTAAGTTACCTCAAAATTATTATGCTTCCTCAAATTGAGAAAAGCTGGGATAACAGCAAAATTATTCCAAACATGTAAACCACAAACTAACTTACCCCTTAGTGGTACAATATGATCTACGTGCCATTTTATATTTGTAATAGAATTTCGTAAAGATACAAGAGCGGTTGCTTCTTTAACTACAAAATCTGTTAGTTCCTTGTCCCATCCAGGATTGGCCTTTAACTTAACTGCCCTCCTTTTTATAGCATCTAAAAAATATCTATCCTTATTCTTAGAATAATCCTTAAGATATTTTTCTCTTCTCTTTTCTTTTGTCATGTATTGAGAATAATATTCTTTTCTCTTATCTCGTCTTGTTTCTTTAACTTTTTCCCAATAATCCTTAGCTTCTTTGAGTCTTTTCTCTCTATTTCTATAATATCTTTCTTTATCCTTTGCTCTGGTACATTCTCTGCAAATAAAGTATAATCCTTTTTTATCACCACGTTGTTTAAATTCTATTAATGGTCTCTCAATGCCACAACTTTTACAAAATTTCATCTCCAAGAAACTCCACCAAAGCGACTAGAGTAAATAACATTATGAGAGTTCATACTATTCTGTGTTCGCCTCGGGGAAGATGCAATAGCAATGGCATTAGCCAGAGCATCTTCTACGTCATCATGAGGAGGGTGAGCAAGGGTAAGTTCTTCTTCGAGAATTTGACAATTACCCCCTTTGTAAAACCACACTTGCATGTTGTCAAACTTGGGTTGCAAGATTGACATAATGCGTTCTTCTTTATCCCCCTGAGTTCTATTGGGTCTAAACTCATCAATGGACAGGCTAATTCCTTGGGGTTTAATATAGCTCTCTTTCAGCTCTTGTACAATAGCTTGTTGAGCTACTGTGATCTCACACCTG